ATGGTAATCAATATAAGAATGTGTTACGTGAGTTGAGAAACAATCCTAATAGTAGACGTGCAGTTATGTTATATAACAGACCATCTATGCATACGGATTTCAATCGCGACGGTATGAATGATTTCGTATGTACCTATTCTAATACGTTTATGATTAGAGACGGTTGTTTGATTTCTCATTACCTAATGCGTTCTAATGATGCAGTCTTTGGATATAATAATGATTATGCTTGGGCAAAGTTTGTTCAGAGCAAGTTGGCAGATGAACTTGGTGTTCCATGTGGTGATATCATTTGGACTGCAACTAATCTTCATGTATACGAAAGGCATTTCAGTTTCATTGAGGATTTAATTAATGCTGAGTAATACTTGGGATAAACGATTTCTATCTGTAGCAAAAGAAATCTCTACTTGGTCGAAAGATCCTAGTAAAAAGATTGGTGCAATTATTGTTAAAGATAAGCGTATCCTTGCTACAGGCTATAATGGTTTTCCTAAAGGTATTGACGATAGTCCTGAACGATATGAGAATAGAGAAGTTAAGTACGAATTGGTTGTCCATGCTGAGATGAACGCAATTTACAATGCAGCTGCTAATGGCATCTCTTGTAAAGGTGCAACGTTATATGTACATGGATTACCAGTTTGTTCTAACTGCGCTAAAGGAATTGTACAGACAGGCATAAATAGAATTGTAATGGACGCAACGGATGTTCCACAAAGATGGATAGATTCGTTTGATAAAACAAAAGATATGTTTGATGAGGTTGGTATAGCATGGAGTTTGACTGGTGACTAAAAAGGTTGTTGTATTTACAAACTATAGAACAGCGTCTACATCATTTACATTATTAAAATCTGAGGAGTATGGTTTACCTTATTCAGCAGAGCTATTTAGTCATGAAAGGATGGAAGGACTCGGCAGGATTCCAAGTAGAGTTGAACTTCAACAAGAGTATAAGATACACCAATACGAACTACTTGATCTAATTCAGAGTACAGATAATCTTATCTCCGAGCTTAGAAAAGAAGACACAGAAACATGCTTTAAGATAATGCCTAATCAGGTTGAGTCTTTACGGAATAACATTGATATTGCGAACGCATGCGATAAGGTTTACTTTTTATACAGTAGAGACTTTATTAGAACTGTTAAGAGTTGGATCGCAGTTAGACTACATGGTGGATTCGGTAATACTGGATTTAAATGGACTAGCCGAAACTACACTATTGATAAGATCAAAGAAATTCACCTTGGTCGTTTAGGAAAAACAGATACTCACGTAGTTGATGTAGATCCAACTTGTAACGCTCTCAATGGAGGTCGTGGTATAGTTACGATTGCTAATATGCGATTACAGATTATTGATAACTATAAGCGTATGGCAGAAGTATATCGTGAAGTTGGTGGCGAACTTATTTGTAAGGAAGATTATTTTAGTGGTGATAGATATAATCCTTATAACAAAAAAATAAACTGGCTTTCTGACCCTAATATAGAAGATTTTGATGTAGAATCATTATTTACTATTGACAAGTACTCAGAAGTTTGATATAATAGATTTTTATTTGGAGATATAACATGGCTTTTAAAACACCGTTAGACGAATCTTATGACAGAGTCATTGAAAAGTTTAACGAAATAGACCAATCCTTTGATACGACAGAAAGACTCATCATAGGTCTATACGTATTAATTCCTGCTACCTTTCTATTAGGTTGGTTATTCTAACATGTATAATAAAAGAATAGTAATTGACTTTGACGATACGCTCGCGTTCACAAAGAATAGAGAATGGGCTAAAGCTAAACCTAACACTGATCTAATACGTAAGTGTAATGGCCTTTATGATTCAGGTTGGACTATAGATATCTTTACGGCTCGTGGTTCAATATCATGTCCTACAAGATCAGAAGCTGAAGAAAAGTATGGTCCACAAATTAAATCGTGGCTATCAAGGAACAACGTCAAGTATCATTCATTAAGTTTTGATAAACCACTAGCAGCTTATTACATTGATGATAAAGGTATTTCACCAGAGTTATTCCTAGATACTGATATTCGCGCTCTCGAAGGTGGTCTATCAGGATCTGACATATACACAGACGGACAGCTTGTTCATAAGACTGATAAGAATTCTCATGAAGCAGCTGCTTGGTTAAAGTATGCAATGTATCATAATATTAATGTTCCTAAAGTAGAACGTGTTGTTGGTGATACACTTACTATGGAATATATTGATGCCGATCATGATTACTTTGTAGATCATCACTATAAAGCAATTGCTCTAATTCAAAATACTCTTGATGCTATGTCGTTAGTTGAAGAACCAAATAAAGAGTTAACCTTTGATGATTATATTGGACGAATCGTTGGTCACGCAAAGAAAGCTGACGTTGTCATGTTTGATGATATTACTGAACGGCTTACAAAACTTGATATGCAGCCTAGCTTCAGTCATGGAGATTTTGGTATTAAGAACATGTTGTTCTATAACGAAATGCGTCATGGTGCAGAGCTTTGTCTTATTGATCCTATTCCTACTTGTTTTGGAAATAAACAATTAGACATAGCTAAGTTAATCGCAAGTTTGATTATTAATAAGTACTCATATACGCAGCAAGAATTAACAATGAAGGCTCTGTGCATATATAATAACTTAGATATTAAAGAACAGTGGTTATTGGTAGCGGCTGAGATTATTAGAGTATACAAGTACCACCCTGATAAAGACTTTATTATACAATGTGTTAACGATATTCTGCCGGAGATTGAATAGTGTTTTTAGATAGAAAGAAATTACCAAAAGATTACAAGATTGGCTTTACATGTTCAACGTTTGATCTGTTTCATGCAGGTCATATCGTTATGTTACAGGAAGCAAAAGGTCTATGCGATTATTTGATTGTTGGTTTGTTGATTGACCCAACCGTAGATCGACCTGAGGGTAAGAACAGACCTGTACAGACACCTTTTGAAAGATACATACAGGTATCCTCTTGTAAGTATGTGGACGAGGTAATGCCTTTCTCAACTGAGCAGGAATTAGTTGATATGATCTTAACTATTAATCCTGACATCAGAATTGTTGGCGAAGAATATAAAGACGTCGAGCATACAGGTAAAGGTTTATGTCCAACTCATTACAATCGCAGAAGACATTCTTTCAGTTCAACCGAGCTGAGACAGCGTGTGGTAAATGCGGTCAAATCAGATAAATAACAGTACAGAACGGATTAACTTTATATTATGAAAAACATTGGTTTCGCAAAGATCGGTAAGTCGGTCAAATTCAAACGCAATCGCTTCTCTCCTATTGGTGGAGATAATGAACCATCTACAGTTTTAATCTCATTAGCAAATAACAACCCAGACAAGACCTTCTATATTGTTGGTCGTTCGGATTTCAGTACTCTAAACGAAGCCGAAGCTTTGAATCTATTCCCATACGATAACGTGATTGATATTTGGAAAGGTATTAAGAACACCGGTCCAGATTTCTATCGTCATGTTATTAATTACTTTGGTCAGAGAGGATTTCAATTAGACTATACTGTTATGATGGTAGGTCAAGTTGGAACAGTTACCATTCCTGATAAGATTCTAAAAGTACGTGACGCAGACGGTAAGTGTGCAGCTGTTATTGATATGACTCGTAATTATACTTCTCCAATTGCTATTTGGTTGAATGAAGTAAAACCTCCTTACGTTGAGATCGTTAATGATCCACGCTACGTTATGAATCAGTCGAGAGATATATTTCATCTGCCTGCTACTTCTATTGGTCAATATGATTACGAATATAGTAATAACGTTATTAAAAGTTATGAAGATCAAACAAGAGCTGAACGAAAGGTATCTTCAACATATCAAGGCATGGAAACTTGTTTCTGTATTAACTATGAATATAAGGAAGAGTTTAATTTAGATCGTAGTATACCATTCATGGTTATATTAAATGAAGCAAAGCCTTCAAGATATAAGTTATTAAAAGAATGGGTACTTGACGATATTAAAGATGTTGAGATCTACGGCAAGTGGGACCACGAAGCAACTGAAACAGATACACGATTTAAAGGTTCTGTACATCTTGATGATGTTATGGACAAAATGAACAATGTTAAGTTTACTTTTATTATTCCAATCGCAAAGGGTTGGGTAACTTCAAAGTATATTGAAATGATACATGCTGGTGTAATTCCATTCTTACATCCAACATACGATGAGCAAGGTCACTTGCCTATTCCTGATTTTTTACGGCCTAAGACACCACAGGAATTGAGAGAAAGAATGGATAGGCTATTAAATAATGAAGAAGAATACCAAACTGTTATTAAAGGATTACGTAAATTAATTTGTACTCCTGAAGTATATGATGGAACTTTTTTGAATAATAAAATAATGACAGCTATGGATACTGATTACGTCGCACCAGATGTATCAGGTTATCAAGTTAAAGTAGCTGCTACACTTGAGGACTTTTTCGGATGAACAAAAAAGAAATAACATGGGCACCACTCATTCCACTTATTGGCGGATCAAGCTTAGGAGCTGAGAAAGCATTTGGCAAACCGCCTGAAGCAATCTACTCTTATGGTGGGTTTGAGTCAAACGATGGACATTATGTTAACTATCAACAAAATACCAAGGGTAGAGATATTCCTTATATTAAACTTGATGAAGTAGAAAATAGTGGACTAACACAAGTTGATGTAGTTACAGGTACACCACCTTGCGCTGCACTATCGCAATTAAATACAGGAACATCTACAGAGAGTAAAGGCGCAGGTTGCGCTAAGAACGAATTCATGTATATGGTCTTTCAAGATGGTATTGATAGACTTGGTGCAAAGGTAGTTATTGTTGAGAATGCTCCTGCACTGTTTACAACCAAAGGACGTCCTGTAGCAGATAGACTGTATGAAATATGCGCTGAGAGGGGTTACTCTTTATCCCTGTACAAAACATCAACGAGATTCCATGGTGTTCCTCAGGGACGCGATAGAACCTTTGCGATTGGATGGAAGTCAGACTCTGCTCCTGTAATGAACTGGTATAATCGAGAACGAAAGGATTTTAAAGAATACCTTCAGGAAATTCCAGCAGATGCTTTACACCAAGATATTATTATCAATAAGAACGTTCCAGACGAACCTTACTATAACTTTATTAAAACAAAAACCAATCGTGACATTAGAGAGATTATGATTGAGGACGGTGTTAAGACTACACTGAACTATGTAAATAAAAAAGGTTGGATGAAAGAAGCTAACGAATGGTTCCATAAAACTGGTAATGAGAAAGGCGTTAAGTACTCAGATCATGCTATGATGAAGTACGCAGACGGTAAAGGCGTATGGGATGGTTCAGTACATGTGTTCGGTGAATATATGAATGCTGTTATTGGTCGTAACATGGTAGATACGATTCACCCTGAACATGAAAGATCTTTAACTATTCGTGAAGCATTACATCTAATGGGTTTCCCAGATGACTTTGAGTTGTTAGACGGTTTAAAGAAGATGAATCATATTGCTCAAAACGTTCCAGTTGTTACAT